TGTGCAGCTGTGATGACGGATGGCATGAGCTCTTCCCTTCTACGGCTGGCCTAGCTCGGGAGCGAACTAGGCCATGATTAATTGTGGCGGATTACGCCTTGTTGTTCTTGAATGCGCCAGCACCGATCTTCGTCGCAATTGCGCCGTATCCGTACATGACGATTGAGATTTGGCCTGAAGCGATTACATCAGCGCGTAGCTGATAAGTAGGGCCCTCGTACCATGTGTATGCATCAGGATTGACGATCAAAATTGAACCGTCTGTGTCTGTACCTGCTGCTGTGTTAGCGGTTACATACAGATCAAGTCCTGCAACATTTCCGCGAACTGATGTTGGAGCAACTACGCCGCCAGCATTTGATGGAACTTGTGCGTTGTAAATTGGACGCCCGCCGTCGTTAAGTGTCATCACATTGCTCCATTGTGAAGTATTCATGATGATGTTACGAGCAAAGCCCTGTGTGTTTGAATAAACTGATGCCGCACCGCGAGCAACTACACCGAGAAGCTCGGCAGCTGTTGGATAAGTTGTGATTGTTGTGCCGTCAGCTGATGCGCCAGCGATCAATGCAGCATTCACAGCTGTATCGGTTGCCTTTGCGTACTGTGCAGCAAGGTTGTTCATCAATTCATTCATGAAGAGTGGATTTGAGCGATCAAGCAACTCAACTGAGAATGTCTGTTGTCCGGCGTACTTCTTAACATCAACTGACACAAATGCAGAATTCTGATCTGTCTCTGATGGTGTGCCGGCTTCAGCTGTTACAGCAACGCTTGGAAGCTGTGTGATCTTTGGAATTTCAAATGTCATTCCAGCATCAGGCAACGCGCCGCGAGAGATCGCGTCAATGTTGCTTCGTGTTGTGTTAGCAAGGCCATTGATCACGGTTGTGAGCTGGCGTGTAGGCACGAGACCTGCATTGTCTGAAGTATCTGCCGCAGCTAATACATACTGACGAGCATCTTCGTCGCCGAGTGATGCTTTGATTGTGTTTTCAAGCAACTTTGCAGCTGTGAACTCTAAGCGTGGCTTTGAAGTCCATCCGCCGACAGCTGGCTTTGCGCTTGCTGTTACTGAGTGAGCAGCTTCAACCGTCTCGACGGTATCCGCGTTTGTGACGGTGTTGTCCACTTCGTCTCCTTCTGTTGTTGGTGTTTCCTCTGAATCGATTGTCGAATCAGAATCTTCAGGCTCTACGGCCTCGGTTGCAGCTACTTCAGACACGCGAGCAGATCGCACCGCTGGCTCTGTAACAAGTGCAACACCTGTCAATTCTCCTGCCAAAACACGCATTGTGCCGTCCTTTTCCATTGTGTATTCATCAACGGCCAATTCAATTGAGAAGCCGTCGCGTAATCCGGACATTGCCTCTTCAAGTGCATCTGAACCGGATGTCGTATTGGCAATCTTGAATGTTGCATCGATTGAATCTTCATTGACCGACATTGAAAGTGTTTTGCCAATTGGTCGAGTGCGATCATGTTCAAGATTTAATTTCACATCGGTTGGCACAACAGATCCTTTGGCAAAAACAACTTTGCCGGTTGATGCGTTTGCTTCTTCTTCAAATGCAACAATGCGACCGGTGATTGTGCGAGCGTTTGAATCCGCCGCTGTGATTGTCATTGGTGTTGTTAGCTTCATAGCAACATGTCCTCTTCCTCGCGGATTTCATCGATCGACATTGCGCCGACGCGATTTAAGATTTCATAAACTTGCGCGCGCTCGTAAGGATTGCCACGCAAGAAATCATCAAGATCAAATTTCACTTCATTTCCAAGCGGTGTGAAATCTTGAAATGACAATCGCTCTTCAATGATTGACATGTAATTTCTGAAAGCAAAATCCACCAGGTCGCGACGCTTATCCAGCGCGTTTGAATAAGTGAATGAAGATTGCTGTGAATCTGTGAAATAAGCTGGCAATCCACAAGCTCTGCTGAGCTCTAAAGCAACATAGTTTCTCGCTTCATTTAACTGAATCGATTTTGGATCAAAGCCAAGTGTTTCAAGCGATACATCAGCATTGAGAAATGCTGTTGATTTATTTTGTCGAGCTGTACGCCAAGCCGAAAGCAATTTTGCAACGCGATCAGCCGGAAGTGATGTGCCATTTGATCGCAACACCATTTGTGGAATTGGCTCAACAGCAAAATTCATTGCAGCCTTTTCGAGTGCCGCAGCTGCGCGAATTGTGCGGCCAGCGCGTGAGAGCAATCCTTCTTGTGTGCCGGCGAATACGACTAAATAATTTGGATCAACATAAGTGCCGTCGATGGCATAAGAATTGATCTCTGTGCCATTTGCATTTGTTGTGATTGAAATGCGCTCCGGTGCAACACGCTCCATTGCTCTGATTTTTCCTGTGTCAGCATAACGCTCTGTGACAAGAGCATACGCGCTCGGGAAGAAGAAGAGATCGGAAATGATCCAGCTCCAAAATGTCACTCCGGGAATTCGTGGATCAGGTTGATTGATCACGCGCGGTTGTGCGACTTTTTCGCCGGTTGCTGTGTTGCGAGTGTGCATCGGTAATGATGCAATTGTCTGAATGATGCCAAGTGCGCGAGCGCATGTAGGCACACTCATTGCTTCAGCTCGTGATGCTTGTGCTATGCCAGCAAAGAAAAGATTTTGTTGCTCGGCGTAGTACGGCGCGATTGAAGCTTCAATGTCGTTTGTTGGCTGTGCCGGAGCAGCGGTGATCGCCGTCGGTACAAATAGATCGCGAAATCCCATGTGCCAATTCTGTCACCGCTTATACGATCAGCCGACCATGATGTCAAGATCCGTCTCAGGGCGTGTCGCAAAGTGTGTGACGAGAGCTGTTGCCACGCAAGCGGTCACGGTCGCTTGTGACGCTCTTCTTCCAATAGTCCAGCCACCATCCCCAAAAGGTAATCGAGCGGCTGATAAAATCTGCTTGGATAACTCTGCCTGATTTTTGTGACGCAATCTCTTTGATGTGATCGCTCCAAGTAATTCATCACAAGCTTGGCCATAAAGTGCGCCATCGATGTCGGTGATTGGGATTCCGGCTGGCACAAGCCGCGCGGCAATTGCTGAAGCTGTGCGCTTGCTGTATGCAACAACCTCAACCGGAAATTCGCGGCAATACGGCGCAATGTCATTTGCGACAGCTTTGTCATCAAGCGAAATTGGATTGTGCCAAGTGTGCAAAAGCTTCACAAAGAATCGCTCGCTGTCGATTTGTTGAGCGGCCACAAGAGCTGCCGATCTACGATCCGGCGAACAATCCACGCCAAGCCATGTTGTCTTTTCGGGATCTAGCTCCAAATCCTCTTCGATACATTCATTCCATTCGTCGCTTGGGATCGCAGCTGAAATCGTCGCCACCCAGCGACACAGCACTTCGGTTTTGACAACATCCGGTGGATCATTGAGCACAGCTCGCAGATTGTCGATGTGTACGGTGTGCCCGAGTGCCGGATTGGCCATCGCAGCACCTTTCCAAAATGCTGGCGAATCATCGATCTTCTCGTAATTGGATGACCATTCAAAATAACCAATGTCATCGCCTTTTGCAGCTGACATCCCTCTTTCGCGCAGCTGATTGAGCACAATGCTGTGTTGGTCTCCCGCATTCGACAGCGTCCAAAGCTGCGGATTTTTCGCGGCCATCATGGTGTACCTCAAGCTGGCCCAAGTGGTTTCATCTTTGAGCTCGCGTGTTTCATCCACAAAAACTGTCTCCGGCTTTGAAATTCCACGCGCAGCCGATCCGCCAGCTTTGACCATGTACCGTGAGCCGCCAAATTTGGATTGTAACTCAATCTCTTCAGATCCATGAGCCCATCGGATTTTTTTGACTTGGCTGGCAAGTGACTCATTCTCTTCGATGATGTTCACAATGTCTCGAAAAGTCTCTAACGATGTCGTGAGTCGGTGAGCTGTGCCGATCTGAAGCCCATCACGCCACAAGAAGAGTCCGGCCTTCTTCTGACGAATCAAATCCATCTCTTCAGGCAATCGATCTTGACGGCTGAAGTTGCATCTTTTACAAGCTGCGACAAGGTTATCCGGATCATCTGATCCACCTCTTGCAACAGGTATCACATGGTCACATGTCGTGGCATCTGCTCCGCACCAATAGCATTGCCAGCCATCCCGTTGGAGTATTCGCAACCTCAATTTTTTCCATTGAGTGCTGTTGCTTTTGCGTTGTGAATGGAGTGTCATCAATAGTAATTCCTTTGCTGATGGAATGCCCAAGCGTTGCACATAGTCTTGTATCTGATGTGCACATAGCGAATGGTCGCATCGATCTGACGGTATGGATCTAGGTTGCGATAGTGCTGGGATCTCATTTGTCCAAGTCCAAAATGCGAACCGTTACGAGCTGAATGAGACCAGCGAGATTCTTTTGTAATGATCTTGTTGAGACATTGGAATTCTTGATAGTCCAACAATCTTGAATGTGCATAAAGCTTCAAGTGATCTATTGAATAGGTTGCAGCTTTTGTTGCCTGAGCCGGTGTTGTGCTAACAACACATAGCGCGGCCAATAGCACCAAGCATCGCTTGCGAGCTATCCGCCACAGCGGCTCGCCCACGAGCATGGAGCGTACCGAACCGCGCAAATACATTGCAACATTGAGCGTGTTCTTGGGCGTGTTCAACAGCCTGTGGATGAAGCCTGTGGATAACTTCTTCATGACTTGCCCCATCCAGTACCTTTGAAAATGCTCGGAGTAGCTGCCCAAATGCGTGTCATTGGAATGCCACATGCCATGCAATTGCCAGCATCGACATCGCCATCAGCTTCGATTGCTCGATTGATGATTGCCATTGTGCCGCACTTGTCACATTTGAATTCATAAGTTGCCATCACTTAGCCCTTCGATCTTGGCATCATCGACGATCTTGATCCCAAATGTGCCACAGCTCATGCATTGAGCGAACCACTCATGCTCTGTCAATTCAGCACCTTTCTTCAATCCATGACGCTGTTTTGGCTTGCCGTACAGCTTGTGACAAATTGAGCAATCAAATAACAGTATGTGCATAAGAGCTCCTCATAACGGTTTCAATCGGTTGCAGACTATTGACACCAATCCACCAAGAATCCTGATCGCTCTTCTTGTAACGATCGCGCTTGGCCATTGCAATGGGAATCCAGCCGGCGATGTAATAATCCGGATGCTTTCCCGTCACAAGGATTGCAACATCTGTAATTCGATCTGTTGGATACACAATCAAATGTCCGTCAGCGTACTTAGTCCATTTGACTTCAAGGCCATTGCCTACATCAGCGCGCTCTTTGCCTTTGTTGTCATCCGGTGTGTATGGGATGCCGAAATACTTTGCCACAGCCCATTCAGCTGCAAGTGATTCAGCAATCTCAGCCACTTGCTCATGGAAGTTGAGCCGGCTGTTGTAATGCGGCGTAGATCCAATTTGATGGCCTTGTTGTGTTCGAGCTTTGAGAGCTGCAATGTGGCACATCGCCGCTTCAACATCATCAAGCTTGATTTTCATCGGCAATCACCACAAAACCAAATAATGTTGTCTGTGCGGTCATAGCCTTTTTGATAGCCGAATTTGTCGAATTTGCGTAGCTGTGAGCATTTGTCGCATTGCTCCACTTTGTACTCTTCAACGACAACGCCTTCGATGAACATTCTTGCCGTCATTGTTTGTGGATTGATGATCTCCAAAAAGTCGGCCATCAGACTTGTGGCTTCCATTTTCCGTCGCTGGCCAAAACGAACCAACGCGGTACACATTGAGAAGCTTTGGTGCGCTCTGTGCAGAAATAACCGCCCCAATTCTTAGGCGATCCATCCTTTGCTTGCTTCCAAATCATGTGCCCATGTGCACACTCCGGCGCAGCTTCGATTAGCTGGCCACCGAGTTGCTTGGCGATTTCGTCCATCGATGATCCGAGTGACGGGATTCCAGATTGTTCGGCTTCTTCAGCTGTTTTGTAACTTGGCACATCACCAAATTTCGTTGTCCAGTAATCATGCTCTTGTGCCACATCAGCTGTCGCAACCTTTGTGCTCATTGATTCGACTTGCTGCATTGTCTCTTTGGTGCTCTTTTCAGCACCGCCCATGACTAGGGCCATCACGCGCATCAATCCGCTTGTGACGGTATCTTCGATGAACCAGCGTTTCATGTTGGCGTTGTAAGCTGCCAAATAGCCGTATGCATAATCGATACCGGCCGGCTCTGTCTCTTCTTGATTGCGCCATGCCTTAGCTTGTACGAGTACATAACCTTTGTCGGCATTGAATTCGATGATGTGAGCTTCTAATCTCCCAAGCGGAAATGTAGCGATCCAGCGATCTGTGCGCTCTTTGTTGCCTTCGTAATTGTCAAGGAATCCCATCACTTCACCTCGCTGTTAATCTGTGAAATGTGGCGAGTGACGGCGCGGCCTCGACGATAGCCCTCGCGTTGGCCTTCTTTGTATCCCACGGCGTAGCTGCTAACAGCCCACAAAAGACATGCGATCGACATTGCGATCACAATCGATAATTCATTCATTGCTTTGCTCCCGAATCTGAGAGCTACTGTGTTTCGCTCCCAAGATAAGAGTGAAGCAATAGTCCAGCAAGGTCAAGAATCAGGCGTGATTTTCGGCGTGTCGGTCAGCGGTTTTGGCTTGGATTTGAGTCCGTTGCCAGCAAGTACACCGCCAAGAGATCCGGTTAAGAAGATCGCCAATGTTTTCAAAAGATCGATGAAAGCTGCATCATTTGGAGCTTGTGCAGAAATTGGCTGAGTGACAAAGATCAGCGCATAAGTGATGCCGATTGTCACAATCAAAAACACCATTGCAAGAGTTGTGCCAATTATCAAGATCAGCTGTGCATGTACCTCTTCAGGGCTGCGGCGTCGCTGTGGGCGTTGGGAGTAGTGATCCAATGACATCGCTAGTGCAGACTCCCAATGGGATGCATTGCGGCTTTTTGCATTCCGGCTTTTCCCAGCTCTCGAATTCTTGGCATTCATACCTTGTCCATCCCTGATAACCACATGACGAGAGCGATAATGCAAGTGCCCAAATCATCGCCCCCGTCAGTAGTTTCCGGATCATTTCCCCGTTAATCCGAAAGCTAAATCCTTTGGATTGAGCCAACGCAAAACAACAGGCAAAACAGCTGCAACACCGGCTGTGGCGATCGCCTTTGGATCGGTTACGCCGGCCATGTACACAGCAATTGCCGCAGCTAAGAAGCTACGAGCCCAGCTTGCGAGTAATGCTTTTGATTTTTCCATCTTTGACCTCTTTCTTCGGCTTCGCTGCCGATGTCTTTGGAGCTTCGACGATTGGAAAATCGCCCTTGAATGGTACGAATTTTGGACGACCAAATCCGACCACTTCTTTTCCGCTCCCGAAAGCGCGAACCTTCACCATGACCATTCCGCCATTGCGCTGATCGCCTGTGCCTGATGTGTTGCCTTCAATTGTCGTGACGGTTTTGCCATCTACTCCGACAACAATGCCAATGTGTGAAATGCGATCCACGCCGTCATGTGGAAAATCCATGAATGCAAGATCGCCGATTTGTGGATCTGTTTCATGCCAGCGTGAGACTTCTTTGAGCTTGTGTGCGCCCATTGCTGTGCTGACCATTGATGGTAGCTTCACGCCAGCATTGTGAAAGCACCAATTGACAAATGAACCGCACCACGGCAATCCATCGGCTTTCGTAAATTTGCCGTATTTGGTCAGGTTGTCGCCTTCTTCAATTGTGCCAATTTCAGCAATTGCAACCTCTACGACGCGAGCAGCTGTGCCTTCGGGATAGTTACTCATGGCGCGATTGGAAATTCTGCATTTTCAGCTTTGCCGCCTTGTGCTGGCAAATCTCTTAATGCTTGACGGTAAATTGCCCATGCTGTTTTGTCAGCTGGCGAATCTACAATCTGTGTCCAATCGGTGCGCGCCAATTCAGCATTTCGCCATAACTTTATCTGTTCCCACTTTTGCTCATTTGTTGCTTCTGGATACGCTGGATTAAAATTAAACATCAAGCAACCTCATAACTTCCTCGAATGTTAAGAGCATCGCCTGTGCCCCATGTCATTGGTACTGTGGCATTAATTATTTCGTATTTTAGGAATGTGGCGTCAGATCTGCCAACACTAATAAAGGGATTTCCACCGAACGATACGCATTGACCTAAATAACCTGCGGTGCCGGGATCATCAATAAATACATCACCAATCGGGCCTTCCGTATTGTTTGGTGCAATTGGCAATGTAAAAGAAACAGAACCAGAAATTGATGTTGTTGATCCAAAAACTAATCTAATAAAATAATTTACTGTCTTTGCTGTTTTTGCGTATCTAGCCGTCAAAGTGCCATTTCCAAGAGTCAAATTAAAAAAAGATGGTGTGTATGTTGTCCAATTTCCACCGTATTTTAATCCTGTTGATTGAGTGCTATCGGCAGTTAAAATTAAATCATTTGCACCTACCGCAAGGCGAGCAGGTGTGTCATTTGCCGTTGCAGCAATGAGATCGCCCTTTGCATCAACAATCGCATTTTGGATCGCGTTGGAGTCATCCTGCGCCACCCAAGTGAAGTCCAAATCTGTGCCGGATGCCTTAGATAGCACTTGGCCTGTTGTGCCACCTTTGAGATCGACAAAGTCTGTGTCGATCGATGTGCCAAGAGCGGCAATCGCCGTCGCGCCATCTTTGACCAAATCTGTCGATTGTGGAATTGGAAAATTGAAATTCGTCGTTGTCGTCGCCACTTATGCCACCGATCCTGTCGCTTCTTCCCATGTGAGTGTGTTGCTGATTGTATTCCAATACTCACTCGCCGACACTTGATTCCATCGGAGTGTCACTTGTGAGAATTCAATTGGTGAAGCGTTGATGACGACCGACAAAGCGTTGTAAGAAGCTCGGAAAGTCCAGCCCTCGACATAGCCTTGAAAGGTCGAATCCACGATGTTGATCGGCAGATTTTCGATCTGCAATGGCAAGCCCATGAAAATGTTGAGCAAAGCATCGCGATCTGCGTCGTCGATTTCCGGTGATCCCAATGGGAATTCGATCGAGTCAAAGAATGCTTGCGGATAGGCTTTCAGCTGCAAGCGACGCTCGGCCACCGAAAGTGCCTGTGTGGCATCATGAAGATTGGTGTCAAAAATTTCTGCAAATTTGCCGTACTCAGCAATTGAAGCAAGATCATTGACATTGAGATTTGATCCGTTGCCATAATTCAAAGTGATGAAATTGCGAACATCGCCGGAGCGAGTAACCGAGCGCAATCCAACGCCAATCGCCTGATTTGCTGAGATTGTGGTGTATCCGTTAGCTGCAAGATAAGTCTGTCGATGAAGAGCGTCGGCATAGCCAATGCGGCCCGATGAATCCTCAAAAAGATAACCGAGTCCGGATTCTGCAATTTGTGAAGCTAGTGTGTAGCTTGAAACAGGATCGGCAGATCGAGCAATCATTTCGTATTGCCCAGGCTGATCAATCTCACCAAGTCCAACATTTTCAGCATCAGCCCATGTTGTCGTCGGATCATAATCAGCCCAAATCAAAGCCGGTGCGACTTCATTCCAATTGTTCAAAAGTAGATCGGACAAAATGTTGTAAATCTGAGTGCCGTCATAAGCTTTGGCGAGTGCCAATTCCCAGTTGGCTCGGGCAAGTTTTGACAATGCTCCAAGAGCTGTGATGCGAGCTGTTGTCACATAGCCAATCGATCCCGATGATTGCACCGAGATTTCAAGGTCTGAAATAAATCCGCCGTATAAGTCCACATAAGTGCCTGATGAATCCTTGATTGAAATCAGAATGTCAGCACCGACGGTGAATGGATAGTTTGTATTGTCAAAGTTGATGAGCTCGATGTAACCGTAGCCGGCCACAGGTTGTTCATAGATTGATGTGCGGCCTGAAGTGATGTTGAGATTTGCCAGCGTCGATGAGCTGTAATCAACCGTGTCGATCAGGATTCGCCATTCCGGCTGCCAAAGCGTCATGATGCAAATGCACCTGCGCCCAATGTGCCGCGATAGCTTGAATTGTTCAAAATGTTGATGATGGTACGCGCTGTACCTTCAGGATCAATCGCGCCATTCACGGTGATGTTCATGACCGCACCGCCACCGCCGCCAAGTCGATGATTTGGGATGATGTTGCCGCTACCTGATGGCGTAAAGAGTTCAGGGCCACGCTCTCCCACAAGATAAGTCGTACCGCCGGAGACAGGGCCACCGGCAGCTTTACCGCCACCGAAAACCTTGTCGATCAATCCTGAAATACCTGACACGATTGGATTGGCCTTGACCAACGCAATGAATTGCTTGACCTTATCGATGACATCATCAAAGAAATTCACAACCTTGCCAAGCCCTGTGATTAAAGCCGAAATTGCTATGCCAAGCACCTCAAATGCCACTTTGAGAATTGTGCCAATTGCTGGAGCAAGATTGTCGCGAACAAATCCAGCAACGCTCTTGAATAGCGTGAACAATGGAGCAAGGTCATCGCTGTTGGCATTGACGGCATCTTTGATTCGATTCCATGCGCTCGACAATCCTGCAAGTGCTGGCCCGAAAACATTTGCCAAAAATGGCACAACATAATCGAATAAATAGCTGTAAAGAGCTTTGAAAGCTGGGATCACAAAATCAACCACAATGCCTTTGATCGTGTTGAGCGGATCTTTGAGATCCTTGCCAAGAGATTCAGACATCTTTGAAAGTGCCGGAATTACCTTATCCACAAAGCCTGACACAAGCGGCGTGATCGCATCAAGAATGAATCCGCCGACGGTCTCTTTGCCTTCATCGAAAGCTTGTGACAATCGAGCCATTTTGCCTTGAAATGTGTCAGCCTTAGCCGATGCCTGATTTTCAAAGGTATCAGCAAGCTTCTTTGTGATTTCGTCCATTGAAAGCGTTTTGAGCTGTGCCGATGACAATCCCACGCCAAGCTTTGCCAAAGAGGCTGTATTGCCTTCCTGTGCCTTTGCAAGAGCATTTGTGACGGCTTCGAGCGACTTACCGCTACCGGCTGAAATGTCGAGAGCTAGTGTTTGAAGCTTTGTTGCCTTATCCACATCTCCGGTGGCGCGAGCAAGCCGCTCTAGCGATGGCCTCAAATCCGTGTCGGTCACACCAAAAGCAAGCTGTGTTTTCGTTATGTATTGCTCAGTTGCTTTGACTTGTGCGTCGGTCGCTCCGGTAACATTTTGTAATGTGAGCTGCAATTTCTTTTGAGCAGCTTCATCAGCAATGGCAGACTTCACGCCATCGATCGCAAGCTTGCCAGCGTAGGCAACGGCAGCAACGGAAGCGGCCGCAAATGCCGCAGCGGCTACCTTTCCAAATTTGCCGATCTTGTCGGAAAATCCTGAGACTTCGTTTTCAGCTCCTTTGACTCCCTTTTTGAGTTCATCAAAATCAGCATCAAAGGTGATCTTTACTTTTGGAATACCGGCCATCAATCCAACCTCAAATCATTGATCACGCCTTGAATCATCGAAATGTATTC